GCTTGGGCTGTAGTTATGAAGATTGATAACGATGAGATATGGGAAGACGTAAAGCAGGGTAAATATCTTGGTTTTAGTATAGAAGGTTTCTTTAGTCAAAAAGAACAAGAGTTAGCTAAGCAAGAATTAAAGTCTTATAGTGACTATCCACAGTCTGCAACTAACAATGCTAAAAGAGCGTTAGCTTGGGTAGAAAAGAATGGCTGGGGAAGTTGTGGTACTCCTGTTGGAAAACAAAGAGCAAACCAACTAGCTAATAGAGAGCCACTAACTAGAGATACAATATCTAGAATGGCATCATTTAAGAGACACCAACAACACAAAGATGTACCTTACTCGGAAGGATGTGGTGGTCTTATGTGGGATTGCTGGGGAGGAACTAGTGGAGTTGAATGGGCAATAAACAAGCTAGAGAAGTTATCTTTATCTGAAGAAGATGCTGAAGCTTTAGAATTACTAAACGAAGTACTAAACAAGTTAAAAGATGAGTAGAAGAAGAGAACAAGAGTGGAGTAGAACATCTCCAAAGAACAAAAGAAGAGCTTGTCTATGTAAAGATGGTAGTAGATACAGTAGAGACTGTTGTAAAGGCAGAATGATTAATCAAGGTATTGGTAATGTATAATTCAAAAATACAACAATATTTATATTACTAGTTATTAGTGTTATAGAGTTATTAATAATAAATTTTAATTTATGAAAAGTCCAAAAGAAATTGTAGATGCTTTCAAAAGTATTTTACTTTCTTCTGAAGAAGTAGTTGAAACACCTGTAGAAGAGGTTGTTGAACTAGCTGAAGAAAAAGTAGAACAAGCTGAGGAAGTTATCGAAGAAGCTCCTATCGCAGAGGAAGAAGTTATTTCTGAAGATTCAGAGATTGAATCACTAAAAAAGAAATACGATTCTTTATACGAAGAGCTAGATTCATTAAAGGCTTCTGTTAAGCAGATGATGGAAATCGTTTCTCCTTCAGAAGAGAAAGATGTTCCTGCTGAGTTATCAGAGGAAGTAGAAATTAAGGAAGAAGTTACTGAACTATCTGTAGAATCAGAAGAAATAGTACATTCTCCAGAAGCTCAAGTAGAGCAAAAACAACAACATTTATATTCACAAAGCAGAAGTAGAACTGTGAAAGATTCAATCTACAACAAACTATTTAATAAATAAAAAAAGATGGCAACAACAACTTCAATTACAACAACTTACGCAGGAGAAAAAGCAGCAGGGTACATCTCAGCAGCTTTATTATCTGCAAATACTATCGAAAATGGTGGTATTACTGTTAAACCAAATGTAAAGTTCAAGCAAGTAATCAAAAGACTTTCTACCACAGACTTAATCGCTGATGGAAGCTGTGATTTCGCTGCTACTGATACTGTTACTTTAGACGAGAAAATCTTACAACCAGAGGAATTCCAAGTAAACTTAAACTTGTGTAAATCTGATTTTAGAGATGATTGGGATGCAATATCTATGGGATATTCTGCATTTGACAACTTACCTCCTTCTTTCCAAGAGTTTTTAATCGCTGAGATTATTGCTAAGATTGCTGAACAGAATGAGAAAAATATCTGGATGGGTGCTACTGCAACTGCTGGAGAATTTGACGGATTAGTAGCTTTAGCTACTGCTGACGGAACTGTAAACGATGTAGTAGGAACTACTGTTACTGCTGCTAACGTAATCGCTGAAATGGGTAAAGTAGTAGATGCTATGCCTTCTGCATTATACGGAAAGTCAGATGTAAAATTATACGTTGCTCAAAACGTTTATAAAGCTTATGTAAGAGCTTTAGGAGGATTTGGTGCTGCTGGAGTAGGAGCTGCTGGTTACGAATCAAAAGGAAATAACCAAGCAATCAATTCATTATTATTTGATGGAGTAGAGGTATTCTTAGCAAACGGATTAGACTCTAACTATATGTACTTAGCTGAGTCTTCTAACATCTTCTTTGGAACAGGATTATTATCTGACCATAACGAAGTTAAAGTGCTAGATATGAGCGATTTAGACGGAAGTCAGAACGTTAGATTCGTAATGCGTTTCAGTGCTGGTGTACAACACGGATTTGGTGCTGACATCGTTCTTTACACTCCAGCTTAATTAATTAATTATTAACAATAACCCTCCTCTTTTATGGGGAGGGATATTAAAACCCAATACAACAAATGGCTTGTGATTTAACATTAGGAAGAAAAGAAGTATGTAAAGATTCGGTTGGAGGTATAAAAGCTATCTACTTCTCGAATTTTGAAGATACTACTCCTGCTAGTTACACATTTGATGCTACAAATACAGACGTTATTGACGCTGTATCTGGAACACCAAACGTATACAAGTATGAAGTAAGAGATGCTTCTTCTTTCACGCAAAATATTCAGTCTAGTGCTGAAACAGGAACTACTGCCTTCGAACAAGTAGTTGAATTGACCTTGAAAAAATTAACTGTTGATGACCATAAAGAATTAAAATTACTTTCTTATGGTAGACCAAGAGTTATCGTTCAAGACCAAAATGACAATTACTTTTTAGCTGGATTTGAAAATGGCTGTCAAGTAACTGCTGGTACTATCGTAACAGGACAAGCAATGAATGACCTAAGTGGTTATACATTAACTTTAACTGGTATGGAAAAGAAACCTGCTAACTTCTTAGACTCTGACCCTGCAACTGTAGGATTTACTGTTGTAGTTCAAGCATAGTTTTACGTTTACTTTATGTTTTTTAGTTTAGGTCTACTTCGGTAGACCTTTTCTTTTACAACAAAAACAAAAAAGTAAATATACGTTATAAGTTTATGATTAGATTATTGCCAACATCAAGCTCACAAACTTTTTCTATCTTACCTAGAACATTAGATACAACAGGTATCGATGCTACAATAAGAGAAGACGGAACAGGCAACATAGTAACAATTTCAGATGTTACAGCATCAGTTAACAATGACTACATAGATATAACTTTATCTTCAGATAAGTTTATAGCTGAAAGAGCCTATGTTTTAGAGATGACTAGAGGTGCGAATTTATGGTATAGAGATAAGATATACGTTACAAGTCAAACTAACACGGATATCTACCACACTATAAGTACTGACTATTACGAAGAGAATGATACAGATGGCGATGATAAATACATAACAATATAATGGGTAAAATAAATATTAAAAAGAATTATTCAGTAAGTAAGCCAAAGAATTATACTAAGAACTTTAGTGTAGTTGAACTATCTACCTATGAGATGCCTAAGGCTATAGAAAGAAAAGGAGATAATTGGGTTAGCTGGGGAGAAGACAACAATCACTTTGGTAGACTGATAGACTTAAATTTAGGTAGTCCTACTAACTCAAGATGTATCAAAGGTATATCTGATATGATTTATGGTAGAGGATTAGAGTGTACTGATAGTAAAGAGAAGCCTGTAGAATGGGCAGAGACTCAATTAATATTTAAGCCTAAAGACATTAAAAGAATAGTAAACGATAGGAAAGAGCTAGGAATGGCTGCTATCCAAGTTGTTTACAATAAAACTAAAAAGAGAGTGCTAAAAGCATTACACTTTCCAATAGAAACTCTTAGAGCTGAGAAAGCTGTAGATGGAATTATCAAGGCTTGGTACTATCATCCTAATTGGTCTGAGTACAAGAGAGGCGATAAGCCTAAAAGAATACCTGCTTTCGGTCAAGGTGGTAAGAAGGAAACTTCTGAGATATTTGTATCTAAACCTTATCAAAGTGGATTTTGGTATTATACTCCTAGTGACTATCACGGATGTTTACAGTACTGTGATTTAGAGGTAGAGGTGTCTAACTACCATATCAACAATATAAAGAATGGTTTACAGCCTAGTTTATTTATTAATTTCAACAATGGTATTCCTCCAGAGGAGACTCAAGAAATAATAGAAAGCAAGATAAACGATAAGTTTGGAGGAACAAACAATGCAGGTAGAACAATAATAGCTTTTAACGAAGATAAGGATAGTTCTGCAACTATAGACCCTATACACTTACCAGATGCTCACGCACAATATCAGTTCTTAGCTGATGAGAGTAGAGAGAAGATAATGTTAGGACACGGAATTGTATCTCCTATTTTATTAGGTATTAAGGATAACACAGGTTTTGGTAACAATGCAGAGGAATTAAGAACTGCATCTATACTTATGGATAACTTTGTTATTAGACCTTTCCAAAAGGATTTATTAGATGATTTCTGTGAGATATTATCTGTAAACGGAATATACTTAAACTTATACTTTGTTACTTTACAACCTATTGAGTTTACAGAATTAGACAACATCTCTACTAAGATTAAGAGAGAAGAAGAAACAGGAGAGAAGCTAAGTTCTCAAGAAGAGCCAACAGACTTTTCTGATGAAGAAGGAGATAATATGTTAGAGCAATTAGAAGGCTTAGGAGAGATTATAAGCGATGATTGGGAGGTTATACATACTGAGAAGTATGCTGAAGAGTTAAGTGAGGTTAAAATGGCTGAAATTAAGTCTAGCAATAAGTCATCTAAAGAAGATAGTGAAATCTATAAAGTTAGATACGCTTACATGCCTGCAAGAAAATCTCCAGACAGTAGAACTTTCTGTAAGAAGATGGAAACGTTTACAGAAAGAAAGATAGTCTTTAGAAAGGAAGATATTAATATGATGTCTTTTAGAGGTGTAAATAATGAGTTAGGTCACAACAGACAAAACTATAGTTTACTAAAATTTAAGGGAGGTAAAAACTGTCATCATTTCTGGGAGTTAAGAGTATACAAGTTGAAAGGAGATAAGAGAGTAGAACCTAATTCAGCTTATGAGAAAGGTTTGAAAGAGCCTAAAAATCCAAGTGAGATGACTGAAAGAATGATTGATAGACCAGACAGAGGGGCTTATCCAACTAATAAAAAATAAGATATGGCAACTAAAGCATTATTTATAACATTAAATGACTTAAAAAGAAAGTCTATTATATCTGGAAATACAGATGATGATAAGCTAATACAGTTTGTAGAGGTTGCTCAAGATTTGCATATCCAAAATTATTTAGGTGGAAACCTGTACGACAAGTTACAGGACTTGATACTAACAGATACACTTGATGATGCTGCTAACGTTAACTATAAGAATTTAATTAATCAGTATGTGAAGCCTATGTTGATTTGGTTTAGCCAAAGTTCTTACTTACCATTTGCCTCTTACAATATTGGTAATGGTGGTATTTATAAGCATATTGGAGACAATAAACAGGCTATAGATAAAGATGAGTTAGTGCATTTAATGGGTAAAGTTAACGAGACTGCTGACTTTTATACTAGGAGATTTTTAGATTATATGGATTACAATAACAATCTGTTCCCAGAATATAATACATCTACAAATGAGCAGATGAATCCAGATACAGATTCTAATTTCTCTGGAGGTATATTTTTAGGATAGTATGAAGAAAAAGATTTATAAACCAAAAGACTCCAATGTTAAGAAGATGGAGATATTGTTTAAAAAAATAAAAGAAAAAGATAATGGCAAACGAAATATACGATAGTTCTTGGTGGGGTAACACAATAGATACTGCATCTTCTATTGGAACATCAACTGAAATGATACAAGGTCAGTTTAATATGAATGACAGACAAGAAGTTGAAGCAGTTAAGTGTTTAGCAGATTCAATTCATAGAATAGGAATACAAGATATACAAAACTAAAACAAATGGCAAAACCAAAATTAGCATTAATACCAGCTTCACAAGGAAGCGAGTTGTTTTCTGTACTACCTTCAAGTGGTGTAGGAGATTTTGACTTTAGCAGAAGTGGTAGGGCAACAAGAATAAACTCACAAGGACTAATAGAAGAAGTTGCAAACGGACAATCAAGATTAAACTATCCAATGATTGATGGTAAAGTTGTAGGGTGTCCACATCATATTTTAGAACCAGCTAGAACGAACAGTTTTCTTTATTCGGAAGATTACACTAATTCAGTTTGGACAACTCTTGCAAGTGGAGAAACAATAGTTAGTAATTCTATAATTTCGCCAGATGGTACATTAAATGCAGATACACTTGAGGGAGATGGTACTGCAACAAATGTTTATGTAAGACAAAATACAACTTTAACAACATCTACCGATTATACTTTTTCAATATTTGCAAAAAAAGGTACAAATGATTTTATTGCAATTTCAGCAGAGGGTTTTTCTGGTGCTACTAATACTTTATTAATTTTTGATTTAAACAATAGTATTGTTACCAATGGAACTGGTAATATAGAAAACTACGGAAATGGTTGGTTAAGATGCAGCTTTACTACTGCAATAAGTACAGATGGAACTGGTAGATTTTTAATATATCCAGCATATAACGGAACAACAAGAGGTTTCCCAACATCTTCTGATGCTAATGGTCAAAATATTTATCTGTGGGGAGCAATGCTTGAAGAAGGCTCTTTTCCAACAAGCTATATCAAAACTAACGGAAGTACAGTAACTCGTTCAGCAGAAACTGCTAAT